AGCACCAATGTTGATTGTGCCAGTAACTGACTGCCATGCATTAACTGTACCTGATGTTACATCAGTAGTGTAATTAATTGTGCCGCTGGCAGTACTGCCAACTTTAAATGTGTTGCCGGTTATAGCTGGACCAAATGTAAATGTGCTAGCTGAGGCAGCGTTAATACCAGTATTAATTGCAGTTGCTACACCAAATATGTTACCGGTTGTTGATACACCATTGAACACATTGGCAGTAAGTCCGCCTGCACTTGATCGAATTGTTGCTGTGCCGCCAGCGGTGTTTGCTCTTATTTCTAATACACTGTCGCCAGATGTAGTACCAATGTTAACAGTGGAACTAGCAGCACCAACGTTAACAGTGGTTGCAGATCCAAACAAGTTACCAGTAGTTACTACTGTATTATAAACGTTAGCTGTAGTAACACCAGTGTTAGTTCTAATAGTAGAAGCACCGCTTAATGAGCTACCTCTTATTTCAAGGATACTATTACCAGCAGTATCTCCAATGTATACGTCAGCACTTTGTCCGCCAATGTTAACATTGCCTGTTATGCTGGTAAAGATATTTGCTGTACCAGATGTAACGTCTGTGGTAAAATTAACAGTTCCGCTAGGTGTACCAGCAATTTTTAAAATGTTACCAGTTACACTTGCACCAACTTTAACTGTGGTAATAGCGCCAGCATTAGTACCTAAATTAATATTTCCGTTAGAACCAATGTTAATAGTTCCAGTTACAGTCTGCCATGCATTAACTGTTCCTGATGTTACTTCAGTAGTATAGTTAACTGTGCCGCTAGTAGGTCCAGCTAGATTTATAGTGTTACCGCTTTGTGCAACATTACCATATGATAGTGTAGAATTAGTAGTTGCATTTGTTGCAACGTTAACTGCTACGGCAGCTCCGGCAAAATTTACAGTAGTAGCATTAGCATTGGCTAGATTAAAAGTAGCAGTACTTACAGTAAGATCACCACCATCAATGTTAACATCTCCATCAACATCAAGGTTGTGATTAATGTTAGTTGTGCCTGTGGCAGCACCAATTTCAATTATTGTAGCATCGCCGCCAATATTGAGTGTAGCAACTGTGTTGTTTAATAGATTAAACGTAGTAGCAGTTGAACTAATATCTCCGCCATTTACAGCAAGGTCCCTAGTTATAATTACATCTCTGTCTACATTTAAATCTACACCAACAGTAAGATTCTTTTCAATGCCAACTCCACCTTCTACTACTAGAGCGCCAGTATCTTTGTCTGTACTGTTTGAAGTATTGAGAATTAAAACTCTAGGTGTTTGATCAAACTTAACTGCTTCAGCAGTATCAGAAGTGTCTATTACTATGTAATTTTGTGTGTTTTCTTTAATTAGGTAAGCTGAAGCAGTATTGTCTGGAAGATTAACTGTGACTGAACCTTCTACTTGGTGTGTGTCAGATGTACGATTATCACCAAACGATGTATTTCCTAAAACTGTTAAATCTGTTCCAACATATAATTTCTTTGCTATGCCAACGCCGCCGGCAAACGTGTTAGCCGCAGTTGTTGTATTTGTAGCGTCTGTGGTATTGAGGAAAGTAGTTTTTGGTGTTACGCCAAAAGTTATTAACTCACTGTTATCGTTAGTAGTGATCTTAAAATAACTATTAATGCCTTCTAATACTTCTACTCCTGCAGACACGTTGTCCCGCATATTAACAGTAAGGATACCGTTAATTGTTGTAAGAGATAAAGTGTCAATACCTAATGTAGTATCTAAATTTACATCTAAATCGTTAGCTACAGTAGTAGTTCCTGTGGCAGCACCAATATTAATAGTTGACGCTGCACCAAATGCATTAACAGTAGCGGCAGTGGTGTTTAATAGATTAAATGTTGATTGATTAGTGGTAAGGTCGCCGCCTCTTACCTGCAGATCTCCAAAGACATTTGTATTAGCACTTTCAATGTTTGTAGTACCGCTGGTTTCACCCATGTTGATACTGGTTGCAGATCTAAATGCGTTGACTGTTGCCACTGATGTATCAAATAATGTCAATGTGCTGCCTAAAGTACTGGCAGACAATGTAGGATTATTAGCATTAAAATTAGTAGTTACAGCATGGGTAAAATTAACTACAGAACCTCTTATGTTTGAAGTACCGTCAGTTCTACCAATGTTTAATGTTGTAGCTGCACCAAATGCATTGACTGTGGTTGCATCTGTGTTAATAATATTGAATAGAGATTCAGTGGTCGCTAATGTAGAACCATTGAGTGTAAGATCGTTATTAAGAGTTACTGTGCTGGTTGGATTACCCATGGTAATTTCAGTAGCACCAAGGAACGCATTAATAAATGTTGGGCCGTCTTCAAGAATAGAATCTTTGTTAGCTCTATTCATAAAGTTTACAGTTGCTACGTCTGCGTAAACTTCGCCGCCGTCTAATCCAATATCGCCTTGGAATGTAGTAACTGTGCCTGCAACAGTTTGATCAACTGCTTCAACTTTGTTTAAGAAATTAGTTTGTGTATAGGATGCTACCGCAGACTGAGTAGGAGCTGTGTTAACGTCTGAAACACCTGTACTGGCTAATAAGTTAGGATCAGCACTGACTTCTCGAAGCTGCACACCAACAGGAATACCGTTACGTTTAAACGGACCAATAGCTGCCAGACCTGATAGGTTTAAGTTTTCAGCATCAATGGTAACTTCACCTGTAAGAGCATTAACGCTAAAGAAACTACCAATTCTATAGTTACCAACTTGGTCGCTGGTAACAGTAAAACATTTACCGTTGTTTACTTCAACTCGTTCTTTAGACGGTACAGGTTCACCACCAAAGAACGGTAGCGCATTATAAGTAACGCCCGAACCAACATACTCTAGAGCTGTTGATGCTGTTGAAACTGTGCTTACGTTATAGAATCTTATAGTAGTTCCACTTAACAAGTTTTGAATAGCTGGATAAGTGAAAACTTTAATTGATCCACCATATGTTGTATTCAAATACAAGATTGTGTCTTCTTGAATTTGCGATTTGTTTTGTAAAACAATGGCTCTCTGTATTTGTAGAGTTGGATCACCGTTGTTCAAATCTGGTTTAAGTTCGGGGTCTGGAACATATCCAGTTCTATGATCGACAACATCGTTGATGATTTGTAACAGGTCTTCTGATTTTAATGCAGGTCCGTTTGGATCTATAGGGAATCCTAAAGGTGTACTAATCACCTGCGGTGTAGAATTACCTGGTGATGGAGTTACTGTTTGATTTTTAACAATTTTACCTACAAATGATTTCCAGTATACATAGGCTGCTAGAGTTTCTTCAATGTCGTCAGCAAGAACACTACCTTCAGCATAGGCTAATGCAGCATTAATTGTTTGACTATTTCCTTCATAGGTTAAGTCGTAGGCCATTGCGTCAATGATATAGGCAATATCTCTAGTACATTTTCCTAGGTCATATCCAAAATTACCAAATGTTCTCTTAAGATAATTTATAGTATCAAACTGAATTGTAGTGATATCTTGTAATACTTTGCTTGTGAATCTATCATAGACAAGGTAGTTAACACCATTTGCATAAGTTGGTTTTACTATTGGAATACCAACGTCAGAACTTACAATACTAGCTGCTCTTGATCCAACAAAGTTCCATGTATCTATTGTTTCTGCTTTTTGGCTGTTAATAACTACCTGTGTAGATGTTGTGCCTCTTCTATAAGAAATGCCAGACTGTATTGATAGGTAGTTTGAATTAAACATTAAGTCAAAACCTAATGCATCAACTACATATCCCACGTCTCGAGAACATATAGTTTTATTATAAACCAGTGTTGGATATGTAAGATCAATATACTCAGTTGCTGCTGATCTAATAGTGTTTCTAGCAGCGTTCAATAATGTTCTTGCAGTGACTAATTCTGCCGACACCCAACTAGTACTTGGAGAAATAGTTGCTGGCGCACTGCCAGTATTAAATGTATTAATTAGTTCCTGTACTCTTGACTGAACAAATACAGCAGCGGCTACTCCGCCTGGTAATCCTGTGGTAACCTGTGTTTCAGTGCTGTTATACGGTGTCCAACTTCCACTATCTCCTATTAAAATATAGGGCATAATAGATTTAACATAGTTGTACAGATTTACTGAAGGTGTTAATTCTCCTACTGGCTCTACAAATACTCCAAAGCTAAAATAAGATCTGCAGATAATTTGTGTTGCTAGATTACACCCGCTTACTTCACCGTAGGTTAAATCAAAAGCCAGTGCATCAATAATATATTCAACATCTCGCTCACACTTTACAATGTCATAGCTAAAGCTATCAAATGTATTAGTTATATGAGTTATTGTATCACTTTGAATTGTAGATTTATTTGATTCAAGTAGTGTAAAGTTTGCCGACACAATAGGATTGCTGATATTTGCCGGGTATGTTATTGTTGGTGCTGTTCCAGTATCAACTATGTTGATAATGTCATCCATGTTGTTGTCAACTTGAGTTTGAACAGACAGTTGCACATCTGCAACTAACAAAGATTTTAAATGTCCGTATGCTGCCAATGTTACTAACTTTTCAGCAGGATCAATTATAAGAGCTCCAAAACTATAATAAGCATTGCCAGCAATAACTGACTGCCAGTTTCCGCCATATTTTACGTCGTAGGTAATTGCGTTTACAATATTTGCTACATCTCTATTACAAGCTGCTTGTCCAGTAGGTCCCAACGCTGCCCACTCTGTAGGATAATTAGTTTGCAAAAATGTTGCAACACCAGTTTGATAAGTTGTTTTATTAGCTTGTAAAGTTGTAGCTGACGTTGCAGCATCAACTGTGGTGTTACTGTTATCAGGAAAAATTATTGTAGGCGTAGTACCGCCATCTAATAAATCAGCAATAGTATCAAATGAAGCAGCAATTTCGTCTTGAAGGCTTACTGCTATATAGCTTTGTGCTCTTGCTTTTGCGTAGTTAACAGAACTTAATGTCTGAATTTTTTGTGTAGATAATACAATTCCGGTTGACGCTAATCCTCTGTTATAGGCGTTACCTGCAACTACGCTAGCAAAATTTGAACCTGTAATTAAATCATAAGCAGCAGCATCGACAATATATCCAATGTCTCTGCTACATGTTACTGGATTGTAATGTAAATTAAAATTCACATAGTTATAATCAATCCATGCTGTAATTTCAGCTTTTAAGAAATCTTTGTTAAGTCTTAACAATCTTCTTGCATGGAACCAATCAGGACTATATCCTGTTGGATCATCATAAACATATATGCTAGGAGTACTGCCGTTAATAATACTGTTGATCTCAACAACACTATCTCCAATTCTTTCGGCTGCCAATGCGCTTCCAGAAATAGCAGTTCCACTGATAATGTCAACTGTGATTTGTACTAGGTCTTCAGCAGTCGATCCTGCAAGAGGATTGCCTGCTGTCTGACTTACATCTTGTACAGCAGAGTTACTAACAGATTTAGTCCAACTTAAATTATCTGCTTGAACAATGTAACCAATAACTGCTTTCAATCTACCAAATGTCTGTTGGTGAGCAGTTACTTGATCTGGGATAACGCTAGTGCCGTCGGGGTTAAAGTATGAATTACTTGCTGTAACCGTGGCGCTGTTGCCTCCGTACATCATGTCAAATATAATAGCATCAATTAGGTATTCTGTATCCCGCTTGCATTTAATTTCATCGTAGCCAGGAATACTCGGAGTTCCTATAATATCACGAACATAGGCAGCAAGTTCTTCTTTAATAAATTCTTTGTTAATTTCTAATTGTCTTGCACCATCAATTAAACCTTGATCCACTGTTGCTACAGGATCAATAAATGTTACTAATGGAGCAGCAGCAGGATCAACAGCATCTATAATGTCTGTGACAATTTTAAAATTATCAATTATTGCTGCGGCTGCAACTGCGCTGTTGTGTAATAAATTAGCTCTATCTCTAGCATAATTTAAGCCAGCTATTGTTTGAGCTTTTTGATCTGCTGTGACTGTAGTTGAATAGCTTCGTAGGTAAGATAGACCAGCAGTTCTAGATAAATGGTTAGTGCCTAAAATAAAATCGTAGATTACTGCTTCTAAAATTAAACCAACATCTCGTTTACATTTTGCACTGTCAAAGTTAAAAGTACCAAATCTATCTGCTAGCCATGCAACTATTTCGTCTTGAATAAATGTCTTGTTGGCTAATAATGCTTGTCCAGCTTCGTAGAAACCTGGATCTCTAGGTGTTGTTGGGTTGAGAGAAACTGTGGCAGCACCTGCTACACCTAGGTTAATAATGTTTGTAACTATATTAAAGTTATCTGCAATTCTAGTTTGCATTGTAACATCGCTGGTGTAGGTAAGAGCTTGATTTTTTGCTTCTTGCAAACCAGCAATTGTCTGCGATTTTTGTAAGCTAGTAACTTTACTTGAGTATGAACGAAGATAACTTAAACCTGCATACACACTTTGATGGTTAGTGTTTAAAACTGCATCTGCTAGAACTGCTTCTAAAATGATACCTACGTCTCGACGACACTTTTGTTCATCATACTTAAAAGCAAACGAACTGTTAGTAGTAGCCGAAACGTAAAAACCTACTTCATTGCCTGTTATAGGATCAATATTTCCAACTAGCATTAAAGAACCAACCTGCGGTTTATTAGCAAGATTGAATACTTCTATGAATAAGTTTTTAGCTAGGTTAACTGTAGCTGATGCTCCTTGAGCAGGAGTGATTGTAACCTGAGGTTGGAAGTCGTATCCAAAGCCTGGATTGGTCACAGAGATAACGTTGATGATACCTAAAATTGGATCAATGGTTGCTTCAGCAGTGGCCTGTATACCTCCTGGTACAGTAGGAGGATCAATAGTAATGCTTGGTGCAACTAGGAATCCTGAACCGGGGGTATTAATTGTAATAGCACCAACTGTAGAGAAATAATCTTGAGTTGTTATACCTGAACTGTAAGGATCAAGATAGTATCCGTCAGCTTCAAAGCCGGTAATGCCAAAGTCACAAACCGAGTTTGAAATAGATAGGTATCCACCTCTAGTAGTGTAGAAACCTTTATTACAGAAAACCGCAAAACATGATACCAACTGCATGTAGCCAAAGTTAGTAATATGGAAGCCGATGGCACCTTGTGCAACTTGTGTAAACGCATCACCAACCATGGACTTAATTGGACTTTGACTGCTATATCTATCACCGTCAATTAACATTCCACAACCAGCACCTTCAATGTCGACAGCATATTCGTCTACTTGTGTTGGATCAATCTCGTCATCGCGTAAGGGTCTTGGTCCTGATACAGGAGTTCCATTAAGGTCCGGCTGTGTAGACTGGAATGGTAACCATTCTGTTCCATTCTTTAACCAAGGACCGTTAATATTTGAACAGTTTTGAATGTACGGTGATGTGTCAATGATAGCATCGCTGTCAATGACTACGCAGTATGCTGGCGCTTGTAAACCTCTCCAAACTAACTGTGCGATATAACATGCACTATTAACTTGGAAGTAATCTTCACCTTTTAAAATTCGACCAGTTGCTGGTGTAGATGGAACATTGGCTCCAGATTTTCTATAACTAATTGTATATTCTGTATATTCGCTGATGTTTACATCAGTCTCGTCAACTCTGTCATCTGTTGTACATCTTACACGAATTCTATCTGCTGTAGTAAGTCCGTGAGGTTCTGATACTGTGATAGTTACAACTTCACTTATTTTTTGAATGTTGGTAATTCTAAAAATTTTAGGACCGTTAAGAGGCCTTAAAATTGTATTTCTTAAACTGTCACCTATAATAGACACACGAGGTGGCATTCTAATAGGGTTGTCTTCATAGTACTCACCGCTTCTTACATAAATTGTTGTACCTTCTTGTGCTATTGCACAGGCTTTTTTAATTGTTCGCAATGCTTGGTCAGAACCCATTCCTTTACCGTCGTTATCATCACTGCCGTCCATAGTAACATACAGTACGTTGGTAATTTCTGGGCCTGGAATTTTTCCAATAACATCTAGGTCACCTCTAATGGTTACCTTTTGTGTTGGATTTAATTCAACATTTCCATCCGGGCTTTGTAAAATAGTATCATCTATGATACTACCAAGGTTTACGTTGTGTCTACGAAGATATTTCATAATTAAATTGTCACATAGCTTATAGTTACGCTGACATTACCAGCATTTGTTGTCGTAGCCCAAACTCTATCACCTGGGCTTAAAACTAATCTTTCAGCAGAAAATGTAAATGTATCACCGGCTTCAATCGGCACTTCATTTACTACTCTGTTCGTTAGAGATGTTGTATCTCCACTGGCTACAGCATACACGCTTATAAATTCTTGACCTGCTGTAGGATTTCCTACAACAGGAACGTTCTGATTGCAAAAAAACATCACTGTGATTGCGGCATCTTGAGAAAGACTAGGACTTATAGCTACAGGTGTATTACTTAATAGTGTGCTTGAAATTGACATTTCTTGTCCTTAAATTATCAATGAAATAAGCAGAGCTCTTGTCTTGCTTATTAATTCATCTGTTGTTCCTAAAGTATTTACAAAAAATAAACCTGTGCCTCCGTTACCTGGCGCATTCTTTGAATACAATTTAACATAACCTACTGGCGTACTTGGAGTACCAATTCTATTTTGGATATTGAGCACGTTGTCAATAATAATATTATCGTTAGAAATATTACTGATACCGTTGGTAGTGATTTGAATATTACCAAATGTCATACCAAAGTTATCAATGAATGCTTTTTGTGTGCCGTCAACTTCAAAAGAAATTTTACTTACACCGCTGGTGTCAAAATCATAGGTCTGTACTTTAGTATCATTTTCTTGAATTCTATTTGAAACATAAGACGATAAGGCGCTGAATGCATAGTCTGCAACAGCTCTCATGTTTGGAATAATATTACCATCTTTAACAGCATTAACTTTAATAGTACCTGTGGCACTGCCTGATGGGCCAGCAGTAACGTCAAAACCAAAGTTAGAATATGTAAACGATGTTGGTGTTGGTGTGGTTGAAACAGTTACGAACGACCCGTTGAAACTAGCATTGCTAGTACAGAATACGTCGACAATGTTGCCTGGAATTAAATTATGTGCGCCAACAGTGGTAATAGTTGCAACGTTGGCTAGTCTTCCAGTTGTTGATATTGATAACACAGTAAACAACTTACTGTATTCTAATACTCGTTGCTCGTAAGCACCGCTGTCAACTATTTTAATAACTTTGTCTGAACCAACTTTAATTGCAAGATCGTTACTTTGACTCCAACCTTCTGCACCTAACTTAACTGGTGCTGCATTAATACTATTGGTAGAAATAGCTCTTAAATTATTAAGACCATCTTTAACAACCAGTGTTCCGTCAGCATTGCCTGCTGCATTTGTGTTACCGCTAGGATCAGTACTCAGTACATCAAGTTCCCAGACGAGCTGAATATCAGGATCGCCTGGTGCTTGATTAATCCAAATACCTGAACTTCGTCCAGGAGTAGTACTACCGTTCCATCCAAAATTTAAATCAATAATATTGTCTTCAATTGTTACAGTTTCAGAATTAACTGTGGTAGTTGTTCCGAGAACTTCAAGATCACCTTTAATAGTGACCTTGCCGTCTCCTACCTGTCCTGTTGGATTAGTGTCAAACGTGATGTTACCAGCAGATGGAATTCCAGTCTGCGGATTTACAGAACCTACTACTAGTTTGTAGTCACCACTTTGAACTTTAACAATTTTAACAGACATTACTATTTCCTAAAATTATGCGTTCTGAATCTGTACGTATCCTGTACTTGCAGCATCAAATGACCATGCTTGGCTTGCTGCATCTGGGAATACATGTCCAGCTGCGCCATATCTGTGCAATCTTGCTCTGTGAGCTGTAAGTTTAGAAACGTAATATGTTTTACCAGCTGTGTCTACAGCAGTAATATCCATCTCGCCAGCAGCATTGGCAACACCGTCTGTTACCAGTTGGCAAATCATTGTGCCGTCAGCTGTTTTTACTTTATAACGATCTGTTGATACTTGTTTGATAATATCAGCTACTTTTCTGCTGCCGCCGGTTACAAACGCATAGCAGGTAATACCATTTTCTTGATTAGTAGTTGTTCCCGGTGCGCCAGTATCGGTTGTTAATACTGCTGTTGCTGTACCTGTTGTTTCTGCACCAACATCGCTGTCAGCAATAGTAACTGTTGGAGCAGATGTATAGCCTGAACCTTTGTTAGTGATTGTAACTAATGTTGGAGCACCTGCTGTAATTGTAACAGTACCAGTAGCTGTAACACCGCCTGGTAATTCTGGAGCAGTGAATGTAACTGTTGAAGTAGCTTGAGTAAAACCAGACCAACTTCCGCTGATTGTTACACTTGCTACGCCTTGACCACCAATACCGTCATCGTTATCAGTGCCTGTGGTACCGATATTACGGTTACCAAAATATTTCTTATTTAATGGACGTCCCATTTGTTTTCTCCTTAAAAAGTGACGTTCTAGGTCTACGCAGTGGGGTTCTGCATAATAACCTACCCTATGTAGGCCGACATAGTATTTAGCCGATATAAAAAAAGGGCTCCGAAGAGCCCTTTGATTGGTTTGACAACCTGTAGGTTGATTAACTAAATTTAACTTTAGCTGTTGTGATTGCAACTTTACCTAGGTAGTCAGCAGCATTACCAAGAGATGATGCTGTGTTTGTCAATTCAACATAACCATAACGTGTCATGAATGATACGACTGGTTCGAATGTTGATGGATCTAAAACAACACCACTGCTCATCAATGGAACATATGGGCAATAGAACGCTGCGGCATCGCTTTCGCTGGAACCTTTGTAACCAATAAGAACATCATCAGATGTTGAATATGTGTTTACATAGATCTTCATAGCATTGTTCAATGTACCAACGAACTTGGTGTTTGTTGGAGCTTCGAATGTACCTTCTGTTGTACGAGCAAATGCGCTTGTAGTAGCAGATTGTAGGATTGTCAATGCTGTTGGGCTTACAACTGCCCAGTTACCAGCGCCACGACGTGTACGCTGAGCGATCAAGTTAGCAACACGGTTGATCTGAACAGCTAAAGCAGCGTGTTCGTCACCAACGAATGTAGCAGTACCAGATACTGCGCTTTGGTCGTATGTTTCTGTAGCTGTACCAGCCAATGAGCTTAATGAATTAAGAACTTCTTGGTCGATTTCAGCTGTGATTTCTTGTGCTAGAGCAGCCATGATTTCTGCTTCGATGTCAATACCTTGTTGGGCTTGTGCATCTTGAGCAGCTTCAAAAGTCCATCTTGCGCTTAACTTACGTGTCTTCGCTTCGACGGTCTGTTTCAAGATTTGAATGCTCATTCTGTTACCAGCAGCACCTTCTAGAGCAGCGGTTGTTGCTGCTTTAGGGTTACCACTTACGGCATTACCAGAATAAGCTTCAGCGATCTTGAATGGGCTGAATGCTTCTTCACCAGCTACAACTCCTGCTCCACTTGATGTGTCAGCATAGCGAACACGTAGAGTATGGATTTGACCAACTGGGCCAGTCATTGGTTGTACACCAACTAACTCGTTAGCAATAACGGTTGGCATAACGCGACGAATCACTGGAAGAATCACGCGGTTTAATGTTGCAACGTTACCAGCAGAGGTAGCACCGGCAGTGGCACTTTCTGCAAGATACTTGCGAGTGTTTTCTAATGTTACAGCCATTGTTGATTTACGGGTGCCTTGTAGGCCTTCTAATAGGGCTTCCTTGGTCTCGTTCCAACGGCTTGTGAGTAGTTCAGACATTTAATTTCTCCTTAAATTTTTAATCCAGCGAGCTTACGAATTTCTACGATGTTAGAATCAGACTCGCTACTACCTGCGCTGTTAGGAATTTTATTTCCTGTTACTTCTTTTGCCTCTACTAGTGCCTTACGTTTTTGTGGTTGTTCTCCAGCAATTACTGCTGGGAGGTACTTGTCAAAACTACTTTGTAATTTTGCAGTCTGTACACTCTCAAGTAGCTCAGTCATGATCTGCTTTTGACTGCCGTTTAACGGTGCAATCAAATCTGTCATAATCTGTTGGCGCTCCTGACTTTCCACTAGTGCCTTAATTTTGTGTTCTTTGCTTTCTGCAAGTTGACGAGCTGTTACGGCATCGTTTTTAGCCTGCGCTAAAGCCAACTCTTTTTGGTTTATAACCTTGAGCAATTTTGATGTTTCAGATTTCTCTGAAAGATAACTTGTTTGATATTCATTAGCAAACGCTTCAAACAACTTGCGACCGAAGTCTGCGCGGCGAGCTGTTTCGATATCTTCTTTTAGTTGACCAATCTCTGTGGTTAGAGTTTTTTCAACTGTAGATTCTACCAATTTAGCTGCACGTTGAATGAACTGCTGCTTAACTTGTGTGAATGCCTCACGACCTTCACGAATCAAACGTACTTTGGTTTCCGCAAGCTCTTGCTTGTCTGTATGGAACTCTGCAATTTCCTGAGCCAGAGCCTCAACTACGAATTTTTCAAGTTTAATAAACTTGTCTGCCATCTGTTTCTGATCTTCGTGTAGATCTTTAACTTCAGTAGCTAATTGACGCACAATGAATTCCTTCATCTTTTCAGCGTCTTTTTTAGACTTGGCAACGACTTTTGCTTTTGCTTCAGCTAGTTGATCTCGATCTTCAACAAACTGTGCAATCTCTTCACGTAGTTGGTCTCCCAACATGCGATCAATTGCTTCTACCATGACTTGTTTGTCATGCTCGTAGCGTTGAGCAAATTCTTCACGTAGTTCTTGAGTAACTTGGTTACGATTCTCGGTGATACGAGCATCCCAAGCTTTCTCAATAGACTCTTTGATCTCTTCAGAAATCACATTGTTTTCGAACAAAGTTTTTAATGCGTCCAACATGTGATTCTCCTCTTTATTGGAGTCCGCCTATTATTTTCAATAGGCTTTCTTTAAGATATTTTTGCGCCTTGGGGTCGTCCTGTACTTCCTTCGCTATGCGAAGGCTGCTATAACCACCACGATTATTCATCAGGTGTTCATAGATTGGCGTAGGATACGCTCCCGGAGCACTGGGTTGAGCTACCACATCAACTGTGATAATCTCAAAATCGCTCACTTCACCGGATCCGTCTTCTTTGACGTTTCCGGATCCGCGTGAACTGACTCCTAACTTCACTCCACTTTCTAACATTGCTTTCACAAGTTGTCCCATAGGTGTTGGTAGGATTTTTAATTTTCCATAACCGTTAGGGCCATCCATCCACATTTCTGTGATCATATGGCTCACACGGTCAAGGTTGATTCGTAGGTCATCTGGATGATCCACTTCGCCTAAAACTGAGTATCCACCAGTAATTTGGTCGTTCAGGGTCTTGACAGCCCTGCCGATTTCATTAACAGGATAAACACGCTGATTTTGATTCCTAACGCCGCCTTGAATGCAAATACCCTTCATGTAAAGGTTTTTGCCGTCTTGGCCGTCGGACTCAACGACCATTCTTGCTTGATCAAAACTCAGGTTTTCACGAAGATAATTCATCTACTTAACCTTATTTTGCTCTTTTTGGAGCACCGTTGATAGGGGAACCAGCACTTTTGTCGCCGTTATCTCCACTACCTTTCTTCTCGGCACCGTGTCCTGGCTCTTTCTTCTTGAATGCTGTTTTACCTGCATTGCCGCCTGGAACGTTGATGTTGCCAAAGTTTTCTTCTTTAGTACTTGGGTTGAGTAAACCACCGTTTGTACCTTCGCCTTTAGCTTCACCGCCTTTAGCGATATTAGCAGTTGTGCCGCCCATATCGTTTTTACCTGCTAGTGGAGACTTTGTGTTAACGCCATCATCACCATGCTTTGGGTTTGCTACTTTTTCAATGTATTCACGCATGAAGTTATCGCTTACTGAAAAGCTGTCCTTCATTGGGTTTTCTTCGTCGCCCATGTCATCCATGCCCATGTCGTCACCGCCCATGTCATCCATGCCCATGTCGTCACCGCCCATGTCATCGCCTTCTTCACCGCCCATTAGCTTTTCAAATTCAGCTTTAAGGTCGTCGAGTGCATCTTCTAGGTCAACTACGCGATCTTCGATGTCGCCTTCGCCGCCCATTTCATCGTCTTCACCTTCTTCGCTGTCGATGTCGCCCATGAAGTCATCTGTAGCATCGCCACCAATGTCTCCACCTTCTTCTTCATCGTCGGCTTCGGCAAAACCAAAATTCTCGTCCATTTCTTCGTCATCTTCAGCAGATGCTTCGTCGAGTTCTTCGTCGTCTTCATCTTCTGCTTTGGCTTCGTCCATTTCTTCGTCGTCTTCTTCTTTGGCTTCGTTGAAATCTTCAGAAAGAATTTCTTCGTAGATTTCACGTGATTTTTCAACGACTAGTTGATGGAAAAGCTCTTTGGCTTTGTCTTCCTCTTCGGAAATTAGATATTCGAGCATCTGCTCGAACTTGCTTCGATCAGTCATGTTTGTCTCCTTTATATGTGCAAGGCTGTCAAATATATTTACATATTATTGTAATAATATGCTTGAAATGGTGTGATTTTTAGGAATTTTAAATTCAAACTGGTGCTTGAACTGGAGTTTTATACATTTGTTCTATAAATTTTAACTCTTTTTCCTGTTCTAGAATATGTTGTTCGCTGGCTTTTCTTAATTCATTAATCTGTTTAAGAGTTAATCTAGTCTTTCTAGTATCACTTCTTTTCATAGATGTAGAATCACGATCGCCTTCGTAGCGCATGTCGTTGGCCACTGACTTGGCGTCAGCACTTTGATGGAATAATTCGCGAAGTATCATATCAATATTTATGCCGCTGGTGGACTTGCTGGTGGTGCTCCACCTGGAGGTGCTGCGGCTGCGCCGCCTGGAGGTGCTGCACCTGCCATATCTGGTGGTGCTTCTGTGTCTGTGGCTGCGGCTGCGTCTGCTTCTATACCAGCTTGACTCAATCCCACACCACGCAATTCTCCTGAACTGTCTGTGGATGCTAATGAACCTTTGCCGTTTTCTTCAGACCATAGACGTTCGTTTTCTGCCATTTCTTCTTCACTTAAACCAAGGTATCGTTTAAGTGCAAAACGTTTAGAAACATAGGGAATTTGCTGTATAGCGTTGTAGGTATTGATACGTTGATTGTCTAATTCTGCCTGTCGATAACTGGCAAAGTTCTGTGGAGGTTGAAACTTTAATTCAAATAATGCATTGTCAATGTTGATGCCGCGATCATAGAGATATAGTTTAAATTCTTGATCAAATATGTCTGACATTAGACTCTGTAGTCTCTTACAGTATTCATTAAATCGCAGTTCTTGAATATATGCTGTGCCAACACGCCCATCGTTATACTGCGCCTGGCTGTCATCTGCACCTGTTGGCAGATAGCTACTTGGAATTCTTAAGCCACGAAATAACTTGTTAGTAAAATATCTTAAGTCGTCAATTTCACCAAGATTCGTTCCTCCTGGTAGAGTTTCAACTTTACTTCCTCGTCCTTCAGCGGTGGTTGGGAAGAAGTAATCTTCATTGATAGATAATGGATTGTATGCTGAATCAACAACATTACCACCGCCACCAGTAGCACTAGGAATCCTACGTTGATGTATTTCATTTTTAACCCTTTCAACAAATCCCATGGCCAAATGGCTGGGCATGTTACCAACGTCAATGTAAAAAATACGTCTTTCTGGAGCACGTTGTATACGATAGATTAAGATAGCATCTTCTAGTAATTCTTTCTGTTTAAACACTTTAAAAATGTTTTCTAACAAGCTGTTACCAAAAGGATAGTTGTTGTCAAGACCTTCTGATAGACTTAAATGAATCACATGTTTAGCATCAATAGCCAGTTCATTTTCAAAAGTATTGAATCTAGATCCTGTAGAAGAAGGTGCATTATAAGTGCCCACCATGCCGCCTGCGCTGGCACTGCCCGCAGCGTAACTAGTACCTCTGCTGATTGTGTTTGGACTATTTGGACTTAAAGTAGTGACCACAAGATCAAAAAAGTTAGGATTAAGATCTCTAATTACATACTGCTCAGGCTCTTTGCCTTCGCTTTCATTGACAATAATTTTAACTAGTTTACTAGGATCAATGTAAACCCACTTTTTATTTTCTGGATCTCTTACAAATATTGCATCACCGTATTTGAAAACATTTCTTACAATACGAAAAATTCTTGTTTCGAATTGCTGTAGCTTACACCATTGCTGTAGATACTCGCGCAATATGGCAATTTCGCTGTTGGTAGCTTTGTTTTTAAAGTGCAAATGAAACGGAGTTGTGTTTTCTCTATTTCTCTGTGTGCAGAATTCTGCTAGAATGTCTAGGGCAGCATTAACTTCGCTGTCCATATCCATAGTATCATACTGCATGTATCTATGGATTCTGTTTGGTGCGCCAGAATACACTTCTGGTAAGAAGCTATTATAATTTTTTCTCGCGGGGCCCATGCTGTTGCTGTTGGCCATTGGGCTAGATGATCTAGACTGCGAATTGACTGTTACCGGTGTAAAATATTTTTTCCAGCTCATTATGCTTTCTCGTAGACATTGTTTGAATTGGCCTGTACTGCTCGAATTTGTTTTCTACCAATTGTTTCAGTTTGTTCGAGAAGACGACTCATATTACTATTTAACGAATCTAAACTCTTAACTACATCATCTAGAGTAGCAACTTTAGCTGGCGGTTTCCCAGCAGTTTCTGTCTGTTTGGCCGCATCTGCCTGTCTTTGAATTCTAGCATTTTCTCTTGCTGTATCAGCATCTGTTGGCTGCTGTGCATCTTCAGATTTTTTAGCCAATGGCGCTGTAGCTGTTCTCACTGACGGAGTAAATCCTGGCAAGTTAAGACTATTCAAATCAATTTTAGGTAACTCCATGTTTGAAGTCATTTGAGCTGCTACACCGTCTAGTGCAGATGTTAAAGCTTGATCACCACCAAAATTAGAATATAAACTGTCTGCACTTTCCGACAAACCTGTCATAAATTCTGGAACCATTTTAGTTAAATTTTCAAATTCAGCCGCTGCTAGATTAAAAGCCTTTTCATCTTGAATGATTGTTTTTAATTTTTCAGCAGAGTCGTTGGCCCAGCTCTGTAGATTTCCGTCCATGTCTTCGTAGAAATCTTCCATCTTTGCACCTGCAGGCAACATAGCTTCAATAGCATCTTCAGTCATACCTTTGATATTTTTACCAATGATATCTCTGTGCAGTTCGGCGGCCTGTAGTATTTTCTGTCTACCTTCGTGATCTATTTTTAATTCTTCTTTGCTAGATTCTTCTTTTTCGCTAACAGCGTCTTCGTGTAGTTCGCTCAACTTGGCATTTGATATTTTAATCATTGCCAATTCTTTTTCAACAATTTTTTTAGTTTCTTCTGCTGCGCCTTCTTTACGCTCTGTTTCATATTTGATACCAGCGTCAACTCGTTTAGACAACTCAGTAAATGTTTCTTCGTATTTTTTAGAGATAGCTTTGCCTTCGTCACTGGCCATTGCAGCTTTGGTAATATCGCCTCGACTGGCATTAGGACCTAACTGTTCTTTAATTTTATCTCTGAGTGCTTGTTTATCAATTTGAAATTGTTCTTTGGCTGCATCAAGTGATTTTTGTGCAGCTTTACTATCATCGCTTTGAACTCGTCTAGTAGTAGTTTCTCCTCCGCCGGACACTGAACTGATAGTCGTAGATATGTCTTTGGAAATTTTAGACATATCTATGCCAGCATTGGAAATACTGTTTCTCATGTTATCAGACATAGATTTAGCAAAATCATTTACTTTGCCAGTGGCTATAACCTGACCTTGTTCTTCTGGTACTACTAGTTCTGGACCTTCTTCACCTACCCAATACGGTACACCTTTTTTAACTGGACCACCGTCTGCTCGTTGCTCTACATTTGTCCCACCACCTGGTTGCTGTGCTCCGCCAGCTGCTCTATTAATATTAACAGTATTTGGTTGATTTACATATAGTTCTTTAACATTGTTAAATCCGTTTTTTAATCCTTCAGTAATACTCTTATAGAAATCAGAAAAATCTAAATCGCTTTTTCCTCGACGTTCATCAGGAATATTTGTGCCTGCATCTTTTCCTTTGTTTACTGCGGTATCAACTGCGGCTCGTGCGTCTAATGCGGTTTTAATTTTAGGGTCTTGTTGTGCTAGTTGATTGCGAAGTTGCGTTATTCCGCCAGGAGATTTAACAGCATCTTTAAGAAGTTTTTCGCTAGTAGTATTCTGTGCTTTGGCTAATTTATCAAGCGCCTGAGATACTTGTTCTCCAATTGTAGATCTCAGAGCGGCATTTATATCTTTGATACTTTCTGCATCTTGTCCCGGAACTCTTTTTTGTTGTTTTGCTAAATCATCTAAACCAGCTTTAATAGCAGCAATCTGAGCATCACGTAACGCTTTGGTTTGGTCGTTGCTGAAAGGTGTTGCTGGTCCTTGTCTTTGATCTATTTTGGCTAGCCCGCCTTGTATTCTCTCAATCAGCTGGTCAACACCTGATTCTATTTTTCCTCGGGCACCACCAGTCTGGAATGAATCGTTCATTCCTTTGAGATTTTCTGCAAATTTACCAAGTTCTGGATTAACAAATTCTGCCAGCGGCAACACTAGCTTATTGTTTAACGCTGCTGTTACATCTGACATTCTACCTTCTAACTGTATTACAGCATCTGTAGTTCCAGTTCTTGCTGACTGTTCTTTCTTAATTGCTGCATCGGCTAGTTCTAGAGCCTTTGTTCTATCTTTTGCATCTTCTAAATTAAGATTGTTTTCTTTTGCTACTGCTCGTAGAGCATCATTGAGTTGTCTACTGGCAGCAACACCGTCTGCGGCAGCACGAACATCTTGAGATGCAATACTTAAATTAGTTCTAGTCATCTGCTGTTGAGCATAGGCAGCAGCAGCTTCTCTAGTAAGACGTCTTGCTTCTGTTTCGTCACCTTTTTTAGCAGCGGCTGCTGCTTCAAACATTAATTTCTGTGCGGCGCCACCAGCAAGTCCAAATTTTTCTGCCATTTCTTCTGTTGGACGTTCCATGCTGAAGATTTGCTCTTGCATTTTAGCAAAATCTTTACCCCCAATTTGGCTGGCTGCAGACATTTGGTTAAACGCATTTCTCACACCTTCGCCGCCTTGGATTACTGCCAGCTCAATACCAGCTCTTACCTGACCATCTTCTTGTTTTTTTCTTAATTCGTCTTCCTGTTCTTTTCTGCTTTTGCCTGTGAGTTTAGCCACAGCATCCATTTCTGTAGCTAGAGATTTTGCAGAATTGATCTCTTTCTGCAGAGATTCTGCACTCATTTTGTCTTTTATTTTTGTCGAAGTTATTTGTGTTAACAACAATTCATTAATTTCTTTGTTGTTATAACCCATACTACGTAATTCGTCTGCGGCACCCGAATCATAAAACGCTTTGCTAAAATTTGTAAAAACTTGTGCGCCTTTGGTAACACTACCACCTAGACCTGAAAGATATTTTGAACCGTCTTGTACAACTTGACCAAATTCACCTAATGTCATGCGGGTGTTAGCAGCATTTACTCGCATGCCTACTACATCATTGTTAAATCCAGCACCTGATTTACTTAAATCTCTAAATACGTCAATGCCGTCTTCAACATATTTCACCATACCATCTAGTGCGTCAGCTCCTACACCTAAAACATTTGCTAGTTGACTACCTTTAAAACCTGCAAGTTCAAAATTATTAGCAAATGATTTAGTAACATCACTAACTTTAACCCCGCCTTTTACAAAATTTCCAGTAAGATCAAAGAGGCTTTTACCAACTGCACCAATGCCTCCTGCTAGTTCATTTACAGACTTTTCAAAGAACTTGCCAGCAACTACACCAGCTGCACCAATGACGCCGGCGCCCCCAGTTCCGCCCCCAGTAGTAGTGCCTCCAGTAGTAGTGCCTCCAGTAGTAGTGCCTCCTGTTCCGCCGCTACCACCCATGCTACCACCAGATCTTGACCAGTTGCGTAGTGCGTTGTAAAATGCTTGTTCTAAAATAGGTTGATCAACTCTCGGGTCTAATGCCATAAATTTTTCCAGGAAAATATTGGTATATAAATACTCATATATTTATCGGGACTAAAAATGAGCCAAACCAATCTGTTACAAAAGTACTTTAGACAGCCAAAAATCTACATGACATTGCCTAGTAAGGG